TGCAAAAGCAAAAACACTTTTAAAAATGGGTTATTATGGAATGGTATCAGGTGGCATAGCAGGAGCAACAGGATATGTAGATGCAGATAGTATATTAGGCACTAGAACTAGACAAGCAGGAGCAGGTTTAATAGGTGGTGGTATAGTAGCACCCGCTTTCGGAGTATTAAAAAACGCAGGTGTGGTAATGACTGGTAAGGGAACTAAGATACCTTTATATGATAGACCGATACAAACTAATTTTACCACTAAGGATGCTAAAAAATTTAACTTACAAAAAATATCTTTACAAGGAAAAGAAAAATCAAGAATAATAAAAGGCTCAAAAGTAATAATAACCCCCGATAAAAAGAGAGATATGTATGTAAGAAAATCTGATGAGATAGAAAAAAAACTAGTTAAGCCAAAAGAAGTTGATGATTTAAATACAACATTAAAAACTATATTACCTAGAATTTATAAAAATGAAGATGGTAAGTTTGTTATAGGTAGAAAACAAATTGAATTAGGTATAGATAAGAAGCTAATCGATAGGGTAGATAAAGATGGAAAAGTAAATTTAAGAGCAGAACAACAATTAGAAATGGAGGGTCTTAAATTAAATCAAAATGGATTATTAGGTGGACCTAAAATGTTTTTTAATAGATTTATAGCAGCACCTTATAGAGAAAAAATAGGAAACCCTCTATGGCAAAAAATAAATACAGCAGAGGGTGGAACTAGTACAGTGGGTGGTGCATTAGGATTTGCATCTGCATACAACGAGCCATATTTTAATCAAGATGCAGGGGAAAATCCACTAAACTCAAAATTAGGTAGAGCTTTTTTAGGAGCAGTTATGGGTTTTGCGGGTATTAAATTTTTAAGACATACATCTCCAAAAGATTTTCAAAAACTACCATTTGGTAAAAGAACTTTTAGAACTAAAGTAGGACCTGAAAAATTAGAGGTTGACCAAACTATGCTAGAATTTTTAGGAAGACAAATAGTAGATGGATTTGGTATACCGAAGGAAGTTAAATTTTTTAAAAATATATCTACAGGCGAGGCTAATTCTTTAGGTCAACAGTTTGAAGTTATGATAAGAAACTTTAAACAACTAACTCCACCTGAAATGGCAGTGGTACATAATTTAATAGAGGGTGATATAACAGAAGCTGTAGTAAAAAATAGAGCCTTAATTACTGTAGCTAGAGATACTAAAAGAGTAATACAGCACATAAGTCAAAGATTGGTAGATACTGGATTTATAAAAGAAGATGTTATGAAAAGAAATTTTAATACATATTTATCTAGACTTTACCTAGACCAAGATAGAATAGATATAAAAACAATTAGTGACCAATTAAGACCAAGAGGTCATGTATCACAAGTAACAGTAGACGAATATTTAAAAGTATATAGTAAACAAAAAGCATACGATGATAATGGTAAAATGATAATGGTCAGAGGCGGTAAAGATGACCCTAAATTTATACCGCACAGGGGTTGGGAACTACCACCACAGATAACATTAAAAGAATTAAAAAAGGCGATAAAAACAAAAGATGGAATAGAACTACTTAAAAAAAGAAATATACTTGATGATAACAATAACATATCTATAAGATGGGAACTTACAAAAGGTGAAAGATTAGCGATTGGAGAAATAGAAGATGTGTCTGCTGCAATAAATCAAACCATGAGACAGATGACATCTGCTCTAGGCAATGCAAAATACTATGATGAACTAGCTAAATTTTTTAAAGCAGATAAAAGAAAAAAAATTTACAAAGGTCTAACAGAAAAACAAATGTTAGAAAAACATGGTCTTTATAAAATACCAACAACTAAAATAGATGATACAGGTCTTTTTAGATACGGAAATCTAGCAGGTAAATATGTTCCAAAAGGGGTATTTATAGATGTTGTAGAAAGACAGAGGATAATAGAGGGTGGAATAGGTAAATTTTATAAAAAGTATCAGACATTAAATCAAATGTGGAAAGCAAGTAAAACAGCTTGGAATCCAACTGTGCATGTAAATAATATAGCAGGTAATATATTCTTTACAGATATGGCAGATGTTGATTTTAAAAACTTACCTTTGGCTGCTAGATTATTAGCAAAACATAATAACCCAGACAATGAGTTTCAATCTAAATTAGTTAGACTGGCAAAAGAACATGGTGTATTTGATGCAGGTTTTGTAGATAAAGAACTTAGAAATATAGATAAAGCAGGTCTAGGTAAAATATATAAATATGACTTTAAAAAAGATGCATGGAACAATGCGGCTACTATGGGAGACAAAGCATACAGTCTTGTATTGGGTAATAAATTTATAGGCACATTAAATAACTACTATAGAATAGAAGACCATATATTTAGATTAAATGCATTTATTGATAGGTTACAAAAGGGATATAGTGCAGACGAGGCAGGTATGTTTGCAAGAAAAAATTTTATTGATTACGATATTGATGCTCCTTTAATAAATAGATTAAGACAGACAGCAACACCATTCTTAGCGTTTACATATAGAGTTGTGCCACTATTAGCACAAACTGCAGTAACAAGACCTTGGAAATATGCCAAGTGGGGAACAATAGGGTATCTAATAAATAAATCTGGTGAAATATACGGAGGTGGAGACCCAGAGGTTGAAAGAGCATTGATAAATGCAGACCCATATAAAGGTGGTAACTTTATGAATATACCATTTTTTCCATATAAGAATATGAAACTACCTTATAATGACAAAGATGGAAACTCAAAGTATTGGTTTATGGAAAGATACTTTCCTGGAGGAGATATATTTGAATTAGGAAGTGGTGCATTGCCATTTTTACCTGCACCACTACAGCCTAGCTTTGGATTTGGAGGAGCTGTGGTTCAATCAATGTTTGGATATGATACATTTACTAATAAAAGAGTGCCAGGGATGGGTTTCACAGTAGGTGGTGATGTAGTTGCATCATTAAAACATTTAATAAAATCTTTAATACCAAACTTTCCATTTGTTCCTGGTTCTTATGCAACAGAAAGAATAAATAAAGCTACAGTGGATTTTAGAAATCCTTACAAAGAAGGTGAAACAGAATTACAAGCAATATTAAATAGCGTAGGTTTTAAAATATCTAATGAAAGTGTAATAGTTTTATCTAGAAAAGCACAAGCTGAACTTACAAGAAAGTTAAAAGTAAAAAGTTCTGAGCTAAGAAAATTAGCCATAAATTTAAGAGAGGGTTTAATAACTAAATCAAAATATGATGGTGATAGACAAGATATATTATCTGATATGGAAAAAATAGCTAAAAGATATAGATTAAGAATGGAGGGATATGACCCAGTATTAATACGAGAACCACAGATAGTCTTAAATATATTAGGACAATTCGGATTGATAGATAAAAAATATGCACAAAAAAAATATGGAATGAAAGAACTTGAAAAAACTAAATAGGAGTAGATATGTTAAATATGTTATTAGGACCAGTCGCTAATATAGTAGGCGATACAATAAAAGGATTTGTAGAGACAAAGAAAGCAAAAGCTGACTTAGCACTTACTGAGATAAAAGCACAGAAGAGCTTGAAGGAACAGCAAATAGCAGGAAAAGTTGCGTGGGAAGCATCAGCGGTAGACCAAATGAAAGGGTCGTGGAAAGACGAGTTTGTTTTACTAGCCCTGATGATACCTGCGATTTGTAGCTTCCTGCCTTTTATGCAACCGCATATAGCAAGAGGGTTTGAGATTTTAGAAACTCTACCTGAATATTATACACATCTTTTATATCTTGCATGTTCTGTATCACTAGGTGTCAGAGCAGCACCAGGTATCAAAGGTATGATTAGTAAAAAGAAATAGGAGATAGTATGGTTGATGTAGTAAAAGATGCTCTTAGAGAACAGATAAAAGAGCATGAAGGATATAGACTAGATGTCTACAAGGACACATTAGGATTCGACACAGGGGGCTATGGTCATAAAATAATTCCTGGAGAAGACATACCAACAACAAAAGAAGGTTGGGATGAGTTGTTTGAAAAGGATTTTATTAGAGCATGGAATGGTATGGAAGATATCTGTGCTGAATATAACCTCGATATACCAATTAAAGGCAAGTGTATCCTATGCGAGATGACCTTTCAAATGGGTCCTGCAGGTGTAGGTAAATTTAAAAATATGCTAATTGCTTTACAAAATCAATCGTATGCTGAAGCTGCTGCTGAGATGCTCGATTCTAGGTGGGCAAAACAGACCCCAAATCGTGCTAAAAAATTAAGCAGTCAGATGGAAGAACTAGCTAGTTAACTTATTTAATAGTTGTTGGGTTGTTGTATAAGAGTGATTATACTCATTCTTTAGATGTGTTATCACTGCCTTTAAAATATGTGGCAATGGTATCAAAAGTTTTTTATGTTTTGAATATGGTTCGTTAGTTCCATACTTCTTTTTAAAGTCTTCTATCATTTCTTTTGTATTGATAGTTTCCTCATCCCAATATAGATTACCATCCAATCTAGAATAAGATATCTTACAACTATATAAAATAAAAGTTTCTTTACTTTTTGATAAAGTTTGGTGAGATGTTATCATTGATTTCAGTTAATCCTGCTAATAAATTTATAACTTTTTGAACCTCAATAAAGGGTCTATTTGCTAAGTATTGTAGTAGAGTATTCCTCTGCTCTTCACTTAGTACATAGTTCTTTTGTTGGGGTTTTTCATTTTTGGTCATGTATTTCTCCTGCTATTGCAATGTATGCAGCTCCGTCTGTATAACTATCGGAACTACTTCCTGTTGTTGTTCTAGCTATCTTTAATATAGCCATCATCATAGCTACCTGTTCTGCATTTATATTACAATCTGTATATGCAGACCACATCTTAGCTATCTTATCATGGAGTATCTTCTTATCTCCATAAGCCTTTGCTCTGTCTCCAGAGACTAATCTTGATGCATCACTTAGTATGTCTTCAGTTTTCATTTATTCTCTCCTTATAATTATTACAATCAATTAGTTTAATAATAGGAACTAAGTATCCCCATGAGGTATTACTATCGCCTCCAGGAACTTTGTTAAAGTTATTATTATTTATTATATTTTTTAAGTCTTGTGTTCTTACTGTAATGTTAAAACAAAATCTATCGCCGATATAAAAATTTATAGTCCACCATTCAGCTTGAGTTTTTCTAATACCACTATCCTTACCTCTGCTTTGATATTCACAATAGTGATTGCCTGTTTTAATCCACTTATCTCTTTCAGATTTTACTTCAGTCTTTTCGCCTTCTTGTATCTCACCTACTACTATCTCACCTTGTTTGCCCCATTCTAAGTCATGTTTAAAATTAGAATTGTGTTTCATGATTACTCCTAGTTTAGATTTTTTATGTCTAAATATTTTGTTAAGTCTATGATATTACTGTCGTCATCTTCTTTGATAAATTCTTTTTTATCTGACAAATCTATATCATCTAACTGTGCTGATAACTCTATACCTCTTTCGTAAAAAGGGTCAGGATTTTCTAACACTTGTTGTGCTACCCCTAGTGCAACTAACTTACACATTTCTTTCTCAGGAGTATCTGCTTTGTAGTCTGTTGTAAGTCCTACTGCGAACTTACCTTTTTTGTGGGGTTTAATTAATATTACTATGCCGTCATCAATAGTATCATTTTTCTTTGTCATTGTTCTTTTCCCTATTGGCTACATGAGTATACCAATAATATCTAGGATTTTTAGAACGAGGTTTACCTTCATCATCAAAGACTTGTTGAGGTAAGTATTCTATCTTATCACCCCAACACTCTTGTTTGAAAGAGCAAAAACCGCACACACTATCTAACACTCTGTTACCTGTTAATTTACTTCTGTATTTTTCTTCTACATCATCAAAGCATCTTTCAAATGGTTTGTTTTCCATTAATGCTTTTATGTTATCGTCTGCTACTTTTAATGCTTCTTTCTTATGTTTAGTATCATCCATTGGTGGAGATACAAGGCACATTTCACCTGTGGATTTATTAACTACAATCCAACCACCAAACTTTTTATTCTCTGTATCTGCATATAAATATCCTTGTGACTTATATCCAAACACATCCTTTTCTACTACTGCATCGAAACCCATAGAAAATTTATTCTTAAATGCCCAATCACTAGCCGACTTGATGTCATAAATTTTACCATCAATCTCAACATCATAAGTTCCACTAAGTCCATCTTCAAAGTATTTGCTTTTTCTAGATACTTGTTTTTGTTCACTATCAACTGTAGTTCCAGATGCTTTTAATAACAACATTGTTATAGCCTCTATCATATCTCCAAATATAAATCTTAGTTTATTATTATAAGGTTGTGCTTCTCTTTTAGCACCTAGTTTTTCCATTTGTAATTGACATAGAGGTTTACCGATACCTGACATTCTTATTCTAAAAGAAGTGTCTCTTTTTTCTTTGAATTGTTTTCGGATTGCTTTTTTACAGTCTTCGCCAAACTGTTCAATGAGTTCTTCACTGAGAGGCACAGGCGATTGTTCCGCCTGTACCAATAAATGTTTTATCTTATCTAATATTTGTTCTGTCAAGAGTTAGTAACTTTTGACACCGCTTCAGTATCATCAGCGTACTTTTTTAGATGAGCATGATATTTTTCCATGACTTGCGAGTTCTTGGCATCAATATCATTTTTAAATAACTGATAGGCTCTGCCGTCATCACTATCTTCTAGTAAATTAGCAGGAACATCTAACGAAGTTATCTTACCTAGTTTTATATTGTAATATGTTATTCCACCATTGGTCTTTTCCTCCGTACTCAACTCTACCTTGTTAGACCAAAGGATGCCTTTATTAGACAATAAAGAATCAAGATTGCTCATGACTACTGCATTACCACCTGCATATTTTATTTGAACGGGGTATTGTTTCAAAGTAATTTTATCACCCTTTGAATTTTCACCTTTCATGTCAATCAAACCATACATAATTCTGTAGAACTTTGTATTGTTAGCTTTCTCTTTTTGGTCTGGTGTTAAGTCATTCCTATTTTTAGCAGTGACATATCCACACTTGGTAGTTCCTAATGTATCGAAAGCCTCTTCGCCAAACGCTACCAAGATTGATTCAGCAGAAAAAGTTTTCTCTTTATTATCCCATGTCATATACTGATTTCTTTTCATAAAAGGTCTGAAAGAAATAGTAGGTGCATAGATAAACTGTTCGGTGTCTTTATCCCACACATTGTAGCTACCCAGATGTTGTGTGATTTTATCATCGTTATTTTTATCTTTGTGATTACTTGTAGTTCGCAGTTGCACAATATAAGAAGGAGTGCTTTTAGCACCCATACCTGCCTCTGCTCTTATTTGTTCTTCGGACATGTCTCCAAAGATTGTTTTGTCTGTCATATATATAACTCCTATATTCGTTTTAGGTCTAACCAATTATGCCCTTTTTTGATTTCATAGTCAAGTGGCACATTAAAGTCTATGTTGTATCTTTTATTGATAGATTGTGTGATACCATCACAAGCTTTTTTTAGTTTATTTAGAACGCTGTCTACCTCCTTGGGATGTACATCTATAATTATAGAATCATGCACAGTATTAATTAATCTTGTTCTCATATTTTTCATTGACTTATAAATATCAATACAAGCTACGGGAACTATATCTCCTGTTGCAAAACCTTGCACAGGATAATTTCTAACTTGAGTATAAAAATTAGAGCCACCCCATGATGCTCTTTTTATACCTTCAAAATAATATTGCCTACCACTAGGCAGTGTAACAAATGATGTAGATATAGCAGTATCCTCTGTTTTTTCTTGCCATAAAGTTATACCTTTATATCTCTTTCTAAAATAAGAATAATATTTTTTCTCTTCATCTGTTCCTGACATACCACCATACAAAGGTTTAAATGTATGTGCTTTTGCAGTTTGTCTATCACATCCAATAACATTTGCAGTATTCTGATGCACATCTACACCTTCTAAAATATCTTGGATAGCCTGACTATCTTGTGATAAAAATGCAGCAACTCTAAATTCTAGTTGTGCAAAGTCCATTTCAATAATCTCGCCATCATCAAATCTAGATTGTATAACTCTTTTTATAGGTAGCTTATCTCCCCTCGGTATGTTTTGGAAGTTGGGGTCAGAGCAAGACAATCTACCTGTCACCACATTTGTTTGACTAAACTTAGGATGTAATAAATTATTTTGGTATGCCTCTTCTTTCATCTTATCTACAAAAGTAGATAGCCATTTTTCTATTTGTTTATATCTTATGATATAGTTTAGAAACTCTCTTACTCTTCCAGGATTTCTATCGCCGATATATTTTAAGTTATCCATACCAACTTTAAATCCAAGTGATGTCACATCTCTTTGGTCTCTCGGTGTTATTTTAAATCCTGCAACTCTATCTGTTTTAGTTAAGAATACACCTTGTGCATTACAATCTTTACACTTTGTTAAATTAAGATAGGCACTTCCATCTTTTTTGTATTTTCTATAATGTCCTACACCATCACAGGTTTTACATTTAGTTCCTATACTATACATAACAGGTCTAGTTTTTGTTTCTAGTATGTTTCTAAATGTATTAGCAGGATATTTAGCAGGTGTTCTTTTGATACCATTTTCATCTGTGCCTAAACCAAATGTCTTTGCCCAATCATTTTTATCTATTATCTCTCTGGAATAGATGATTTTACATAACTGCTCCCCACTAGTGATATTATAACTAGCGTCACCCATTACCTCTTGAACAGTTATGTCTATCTTTTTTTTGACAGAATGATACTCCTCATTCAATCTCTTTTTTAGTTCATCTAATGTGCTAGGATTTACATAGATACCATTGCGTTCTATCTCAACTAGTGTAACTAAAAACTCACACATCATTTCTAATGTAGGTACAAGTATTTTATTCTCTTCTCTTTTATAATCTAAATCTTGTTGTAGATATAAATCTTTTGTAATAGTCACATCATTCCTACCATATGTTTCTAAATCTTTTATTGGTATCTTATCCATACCAATCCCGGAATCTATGGCATTTTCTAATGTTGCATACTTGATACCTATCTTTCTTCTTCTACAACATTCTTTTAAACTTAATGGTTTTCTTTGACCTCTAAATAAAACTGACTCTGCAACCATTGTATCCCATATCTTACCTTCATATTTAAATCCACATTCTAATAACCAAGACAAATCAAACTTAAGATTATGTCCTACCATTAGTGTTGTCTTATCTAAAATTGACTGGAGTTTGTTATGGCTAGTACGAATATCGCCAGTGAACTCGTCATGATTAAAAAATATATATTCATCGTTTACTCCTACGCTTACTAGTTTATTACTTAAATTATACGGAGTGTTATCCCCGTCTTTTGTAAAGGTTGTTTCTATATCTAATACACTTATCATTAGTCTATATACCTCGATTTACTTGGCACAATCTTACAAGTTATAATACCATGCCATCCTGTTAATTTATTTTTACTAATACACAATGTCCTAGTAAAATCTTCTTCACCCTCCCAATCGTCTTTCTTACCTATGCCAATAATCAAATCAGCTTCGGCTGCCTTACCTGTTTTACTACCTTCCATGGTATTAAAACTTATATGATTTCTATCATGAGCATCACTACTCGCTTGACAAATACCAAACATACACACATCCCTTCTACTAGATATATCTCTAGTTAGTTTATATATCTCCCTTAGTTTTTCATGGCTACTGTTAAAGTTGCCAGACAATTCTATCTTATCTAGTTGGTCTACTATCACTACATCAGGTTTATACTCTTCACAATAGTTATCTATCGATTCTATTGTAAAATCTTTACAATCATAAATATGTATTTTTTCTTGTATCTTTTGCCATTCTTGATTTGCTAGTTCTGGTTCTTCATCAATATGGCTCTTAGTCATATCAGAACATGCTTGTATTAGTCTAAATACAATTCTTGATGGCTTCTCTTCGTTGCAAAATATGGCTATATTATTGACTTTTTCTTGGTATGCAAAACCATTTGGACCACCTACCATGTTAATCCAAAAAGCAGTTTTGCCTGACTCAGGTCTTGCAAATATTATTGTGAAGTGTCCTTTGCCTACACCCTTTACTTGCTCATTTAATAAAGAAGGTGCAGAGAACTGAAACAGATTACTGTAGTCCATTTCTTTTAAAAGTTCATACAAATCTTTTGTTACCTCTTGCATGGTATCGCCGATATAATCATCTTGTTGTAAAAGTTTTATGACAGAATTTATTTCACCTGCACCACCTTTATAAATATCTAAACATTTTTGTGCAGCGGTATGGACTATCTGAGACTTGTGCATCTCTTGTATAGTCATTACAACATTGTCTTCGTT